TCTCATCACCAACTACAGACTTCATTAGGTTGGTAAGGTCTTCTCCAAGGGACGGGTATTTTCCCTTCAGTGATGAGCCAAATACATTCTTGGCAGCCAGTGTATACACGTCATTAATTTGTTGCGCGTCTGTTGGGTAATCCAATAGCCTGCTTGCGAAAACCTTGTTAAAGACACATAAGTTTAATCTATCTCTAACATTTGTTACGTTGGTGGCTATGTATGACACCTTGGATATCGCGTCCTGATCGGGCGCAACTATGTCTACTTTAGGCGATATTGGCACAACATCGGGAATCCGTTCCCTAATGTCGTTCCAAAAAAGACCAAGAATTATAATCAGTAAACCCAGTACCGTACTAAAACGGCGGCGGCTGTTTGTCATCTTCTTCCTCTTTAACTGTTGATGGTGCTTTAGCCTTTAACAACAGCGGAAATAGATCTTCAAGTCTGTTATAAGCATCCATTAGGCGAGCTTCCCTGCAATGATCTGCCAGCGCTTCCCATTTTTTTACAATGGCGGTTAGGTCTGTGTCATATATAACATCCCCAACTGTTTTTTCTGCGCTGCGTTCTACGGTAAACAAACCCAAAAACAGATCCTTAATCGTGGGAAAAAGGACTAAAACACCCGCTCCAATTACAGCTAACTGAAGATTAGTTAATTCTTTTACAAAGTCCAACATTTTATGCTTCCTATATTCCTATTGAGAATTTGTTACGTGGTCTCGCGCACAGTGTCACCGATTACCCATGCCACCACAATGGTCGCTACCGATACAAGCTGGGTCTGATCAAGTTCAATCCCGACAGTTTCAGATGCCACAACGGCGATAAGCCCCACGGCGGAAACCCAGAATCTTCGAGAAGTGATTAAAGCTTTGATTTTCGGACTCATTTTAGTTCTCCAAAAAAAGTAATAAAATTAAGAAAGCACGCGCCCTCTATTTTCGATCAAACAGCGGAAACAACTTACGCTTCTTGGTTGTCATGCTGCATGAGCATGACACACACGCACATGACTTACTATTGCTTGCTGCTGTTTTTGCATGGTAGGGACAATCTGTCTCATGCCCATCGCCATGTATTATTTTGCCAGTACCGCCACATATACATTTTGTCGGGTCCGGATCTGGAACCAACGGCCCGTTATCTGGTATGTCTGGCGACAAACCAAACACATCGCCTTCTGCTTGCGCGAATGCTTGGGTTGTGTTGTTTATTATAGTGTTTATATCGTCGTTTGTCAAGGAATACTTTGAAGAAAATCCAAAATCTCCCATAAAAAGAGCGAAGCATATGATCGTAATGCCCGCAATAACTGCCCTACTAGATGTGGGGGCCTTTGTTTTGCTACTCATTTAAAATACCTCATCTATGCTCCATTCGATTTCTCTTGACGGAAAACCATCCACGTTACTGAATACCCAAGCACCACCCCCAGACAGCATTCCCCTTGCGTCTTTTTCTCTAATCCAAAAACTCCCGTCCGGTTGGTCGAGTCTCTTTGGGCCGCTGTTCCAGACACCCCAAGAATTTTGTACTAAAAATAGGGTTTCCCTATGTGCCTCACGGCTGTCATCACAGCCAATCCAAGCCATAGCATGGTTCCACCCCTTGGATCTTTTAGCTATGCCGTTTTTGTCTCTCCTACTAGAGAAACCATAGCCAGAGCAAACAGACACTGAGTAGCCATTTGCCAGCGCGTCCTTTGCCTCTTCTACCGTTCTAATGCTCGAAATTGTTTTTACTTGATGTTTTTGCGCTTCTCCCTCATATACACTATCTGGAATCCTATGATTTGCGCCAAGGGTAGAATTATACCTAGATAAATCCACATCGCCATAATTTTTTCTAATAAGAATGCCACCATTCTGATGTACGTATCTGGCTGCCTCAGAGCAGGTCATGCCTTGGCCCCTGTGGCCTCTTGATTGATAGATAGCTTCCGTTGCTCCACGAGCCACAAAGTCTTCCTTTTGGCTATCTATGTCGATCTCAACAGCTCTTGTTATGTCTACCGCATTTCTGGTTGCGTGAGCGACACAATCACCCGTAGTTTGTCTTTCGCATGGACCAAATCCAGAATCAAATTTAAGCACAGATTTGAACGGTAGTGACTTCTTGCCATCGCCACTGCTTTGTAGGTGGTGAGCAGCCGCGCCAAAAACAGGCATTGGTAATTCACCCATGAGTTTTGCAACATCCTCTGGGTCACATACGCTACCCACAAATCCGTCTCTATACAGATTTAATATTTTTCTAGGTGTGCTGAAGTCCATCAAGCAACTCCTCAACTGAATTGTGCCATGAAAACTTATTAGCCGTATCTATGCCAGCCGTGTTAATGGTTTCGTTTCCTTGTTGTTTATTTTGATGCACCTGCCTCATATGTGAGACTAATTGCTCTTTGTTGCTATCCGACAGGTGGGCCCATTGACCACAGGAGCCATCAAAAAAAACGCCATCATGCGCGGTTTCGAGATCTGTTGTGTTTATTAAGTGAGTGTTTGTCTCGTCACAAAATTCTGTATGCGCCGAATAATTTGTTGCGATAACCTGTTTGCCGCAGGCCATCATCTCTAGTAGTTCTAAATTCCAGCCTTCTGCCCTAGCGGGAAATACGCCACAATCAGCTTGGCACATAATATTATACACATCTTGGTGGCCAACCTGTCTTGGAATTATTCTAATCTTATCTCCCAAGGGGCTCTCTTTATACAGCCGCTGCCACGCTTGATTCTGTTCACCAATAAAGGGATTATCACACATCATCCAAAGCTCAACGTCGTCAGAGCTGCTAAATGCGGCAGTAAAGCACTCCAGCAAAATATCGTGCCCCTTGCGCCTCTCCCATTTTCCACAGTTAAAAAATATTGTAGATTTTCGCGGCTTTAAGGTGGCTGGTTTAAAAATACTTGTATCCACGCCCAGCGGTACAACATGGACATCTGTTTCGTTGAATTGGGTATTGTCCACTATAATTTGTTTTGCCCATTTAGAACACACAAAGATGCTGTCGCAATGATGAAGGCTGACCACTTCTTTTTTGTTAAATTCATTTAGCTCAAAAATAGGAAATCCGAAGTACCTACCATTACCCACCCTTGTCTGAAGATCATGCTGGTGCCATATTTTTATGCAAGGAGAATCTGCGCTATGGCTTTCTTGGTTTGAGATTGCAGCTGCTACGCATTCGTCTATATCAATATTTTCTATGGGGCCGATGGGGTAAAGTGTAGTGGATGGATATAAGTTATATAACGTTTTTAATATATTGTATCCAGCTACACCGTACCCCAAGCTGTTAATGGGGGCAAGGATATTTATCAATGTTGTTCCCTCTTTTTGTGTTCCTAGTTTTATAGTCTATAGAACTAATTCCTGTACAACTTTTCCACCATCTACGATTTCTATTGGCCTATCTCCGGGGGCCATGAGTTCTTTGTCGGAAACAATTCCTAAGCGATTATAGATAGTTGCGGCCCAGTCCTCAATTGCGAGGGCGTTGTCTTCGGGTTCACTTGCTGTGGCATCAGATGAGCCATAAACCATACCCCTCTTTATGCCACCGCCAGCAATAATAGTGCTAAAGACTTTGGGCCAATGGTCTCGACCAGCATTGCCGTTGATTTTTGGAGTGCGTCCAAATTCTGATGAAACACAAACCAAGGTAGAATCAAGCATTCCACGATCATCTAGATCCTCTATGAGAGCAGCAAAGCCTTGGTCAAATGCGGGCAACTGTCCCTTAATTCCATTTGCTATGCTGTTGTGCATGTCCCAGCCACCATAAGTCAGTGTGACAAACCGTGTTCCAGCCTCCACTAAGCGGCGAGCCAATAACATTCGAGCGCCCGCCGTGTTGCGACCGTACTTGTCTCGTAGTGCTGGGGCTTCTTTGTTTATGTTAAATGCTTCACGAGCTTTCTCACTACCGATAAGACCATACGCTCTCTGATAAAAAGAATTTACAGCACTTAGCGAGTCAGCGCTTTCTTTTTTGTTGAACTCTGTGTTCACAATATCCAGCACCTGTCGTCTCCTGTCAAATCTTTCATCGGACACGGGCAGCTTTAGGTCCCTAACCTCAAAGTTCTCGCTGGCCGGATCGGAGCCTAATCCAAACCCAGAATACGAGCTACTTAAATATCCCGTACCAGCGTGTTCATTTGGCTGGTTGGGAATACAAACATAGGGCGGCAAATTGTGACGGGGACCAAACTCATGAGCGACTACAGAGCCCATAGACGGATACCGCAATGCTGGACTTGGGCGGTAGCCAGTAAACATGTTATGGGTGCCGCGTTCATGGGCCGCTTCACCATGGGTCATACTCCGACAAATGGTGATCTTGTCAGTAATCTTAGCGGTCTTAACCATCGTCTCATTGAGTCGTGTGCCCGGAACAGCGGTTTTAATGCTGTTCATCGGGCCA